CCGCCAGCAAGCGCCCTTAATTCAGTGGGAGAATACCGCAGCCGGATATAGCGGGGGCGCTGGTTCAATTCCAGCAGGGCGTTTTAGGTAGCAGTTTGGCGAGCTGCACCAGAGGGCAGCAGGCGAATAGCTGCATCTGGATACCGTGAAAAAATAGCAGCGGGTATACCAGCTATAAAGTATGCAGTCGTTCAACAGGTTTTAAGCAGCTTTTTAATGTGAAAAGCGCCCACACGGTAAATTACGCCAGAATAGGGAGCGGTAGCAATGAAAATGCCGAGAGCGCCGCCGAAAGAAAGAGAGGCATAGGGAATGGAGAACATAGCACGTATACAGATAGTAGAGCCGCAGCCGGAGAGACGAACTGCGGTAGCAGCAGCGTATAGAAGAGGGTACGCAGATGCGCTGGAAGATATGCGACAGAGGCAGAGGGAGAAAAAACGCCGCCGACAGTATTTTATCATGCAGAAATTGAACGGCGTAGCATTACTGGCATTTACAGCGTTGGCAATCTACATATTAGAGGGAGACGCTACAATAGCAGTTTTTACAGTGCCGTTAGGATTGTATATGATTTTCAGCCGAGAGATGTGCATAGTGAATAGGTATTACTGGGAGACAAAAGAAAGGAATAAAAGAAATGATAAAAATTTTAGAGCTGTTCGGGGGGATAGGTAGCCCACGTTGCGCCCTGCGCAATATAGGCATACCAGTAAAAGCTATTGATTACGTGGAGATAGACGAAAAGGCGGTACGTTCTTACAACGCTATGTTTTCTGACGAATTGGAATATAAGACACAGAGCGTAGTAGGGTGGAACTTAAAACCAGATATTTTAATACATGGTAGCCCGTGCCAAGATTTCAGCATAGCAGGACATCAAGGAAAAGCGACGGCAGAGGCAGGGCGTATAAACCGTGGAAAGGGAGCAGATAAGGGCAGCGGGACACGTTCAAGCCTTATGTGGGAAACGATACATATTATCGAGCAAATGGGGGAATGGAAACCAAAATACGTTATCTGGGAAAACGTAAAAAATGTATTAAGCCGTTATATGCGTATAAATTTTAATCGGTATTTATCGGAAATGGAGCGATTGGGATACAGCAATAATTTTGAAGTGCTGGACGCAAGAGAGTTTGGACTACCACAAGCACGGGAAAGAGTTTTTACAGTATCAGTGCTGGGAAATGAAAAATTTTCTTTTGACGATTTAATTAAAACACCTATGAGGAATATAAACGATTTTCTGTTATCAGATGCGCCACAAGTGTACGACGTGACACAGCCAAGCGTTTTAGAGGCAATAGGGAAAAAAGGAATACGGCGGGCGACGGTAATAGAGGACTACGCATTTACAATTACAGCAAGGCAAGACAGAACACCAGCGCAAGTAATAGATATGGGGAATGGGCGCTATAGGTATCTGACAGAGTTAGAGTGCTGGCGGTTGCAGGGTTATACAGATGCAGATTTTAACGCAGCGGCAGCAGTGCATAAGCGGGTAGGGCGCTATACAATGCCTCTTTATAAGCAGGCTGGCAATAGCATACCTGTACCGATATTTGAAAGTCTGTTTAGAAAAATGATACTGCATGAAACGGCAGGAAGTGAGGCAGGAAGTGGCTATTTATAGAGAAGTAAGTACAGAGGTTTTTTGCGATATATGCGGCGAAAGGGTTATAGGCTGGCATAGCACAAGAAATGGAGTAAGTAAAGTTTGGGCGGCATATTTTGCGAGGCAAGAGGGTTGCACAACAGGAAAAAAGATTGTTTGCAAACAGTGCCGGATAAAGCAACGTATGGAGAAATGCAGCTTACAAAAGAAATGCGGAACTGCCGGAAAAGATGGGAGCGGCGCTTGTTTAGGCTTTAGCAGTGAGTGGGACGACGAGCCTATAGAGCAATGCAAACGCTGCATTGCGTGTGCCTCTTTTGACTGGGACGAAGAAAAGCAGAGACTAAGCATAGACGGAAGAAAGAGAGGGAAAGCATGAGGAAGAAACATAGACGAGAAAATAGAGTGCTTAAGTTGCTGATATGGATA